GTAACCAAGACGTTTCTCATAAGTCTGCTCACGAAGATTCAGATCGTTCGCAAGAATACCGTTCTGAAGAACTGTACCATGGGTGCTCTGACGCACAGAATCGGCTTCTGCGACGTTTTTATCAATTTGAGATATTGCAAGATGCTCGGCATTCTTAGCCTGCCTTTCAGCGGCACTAGCGGCTTTGGCAGAGTTCATGGTAGAACCTATATCACTCATACCTACAGAAGCGGCTGAAGCTCCAGATATAGAACCGCCTATACCATTAGTTGCGGCAAGAATAGGATTAAGACCAGCAGAGCGCATATCTTCTACGGCCCATTGATAACGATGTTTATAGTTTTCAACATTCCATGCATTAGCTTGAGCGGCATTAGCAGAATTATAATGATTCTGAAATGCAGATCCTAAAACAGAACCAGCTACGCTGCCTAAAGTATTAGAAAGCCATGACATAAAACCAGCTCCTTAGAAATGATCAACAAGACCAGGCGTACCAAACATAGGCATAGGACGCACAGTAGTGTAACGGAAACCTATGTCAATCAAGAATTCAGGCTCACTGGGAACAGCGATAATACGCTCAATAGGCGGATTTTCGAGTATGAATTCCTCGTTGAGAGTCGGGGCATTATTAAAGTACTGAGACAGGTGCCACTTATCCAAAGAACCACCAATTACAGAACTACGGAACTTACCTGTAATCTGCGAAGGTTTATAGCGATATTCGGCATAGCGTTCCTGATAGCCAAAAACAGTAGTGTCAGCTTCAGAACCTTGAGCATAGATCTCACGAAGCTCAATAGCCTGTTCGCCAAGATGAGCGAATGTAGGCCAATAAAAATCATAAACAGTAGAACGAAGCCACATCTTATTAATGCCCTGCTGATAAGTAAGATCGGCACGAGCGCACACAAAACCAAAAACATAACCATGTTCAACAAAAGATTTAGTAAAGCCATGGAACTTGGCAGCAGTAACGCCATAAGCAGAGAGATTGCCTTGAGGAGAGATGTCGTCGGATGCAGAAGTCTGAGCTATTGGATTAACATTTACCATTTTAGTGAAAGAGCCGAGAAATTCCGGACGCTGAAGACGAGCATCAGGAGAAACTACGCCAAAGAAAGAGCGAAGCACTTCTGTATACCGACTGCCACCACGAGCAAGACGTTCGTAGAACTTTTGCATTTGGAAGGCAGTACGAAGACTATTGATTGTAAATATAGACGATTCATCCAAATTAGCAAACCAACCCTCAGAAGAAACATTATTAACAGCAACGCTGCCTTGCTTAAAGGAAACACGCGAAGAAGTACTAGCTTTAGCTATAGTACCAATAGCACCAGCAGTAAGTGCACCTTCTTGATCATAAATATAAACACCATCAGGCACACGTAATGTAGCTGTACCTTGAATAGGAGCTGTGCCGGCTAAGCCTACAGATACACCGGGTCCTTTTTGAGTCCAAGGAAGAGCAGAAGTAAAGTAATCATGACGTTTACCACGAGGCGGACAGGCAAAGCCGGGAACAGGATTGGTACCTGACGAGAAAATCCAAGAAGGCTGTTCAGAAGCTTGGTAAGAGCTCAAAACGTCATTGGTATCACCTTTCTGAATCTTGACGGATTTCTGGAGGTTTTCATCTCTAAACCATTCGTTCCAAATAAGATAAACACCACGAAATGGAAGAGCGCTAATATCAGATAAATTTCCGGGCGTGTTCACAGGCAAGCCGAAATAGTCCCAAAGAGAGCCTATATAGGCATTTCCAGTGTTACCAGAAGCAGCAATAGTAGGGATAACATAATCAGTGCTTTCACCAGGGTCTTCCTGTTCAAAACAGAAATTCTGCCAGTGGTCCCAAACGAGGCGGTTTGGTACAAAAAAGAAAAACCAGTCCAAATAAATATTATCCATGATAGGCTTAATAGGAGTAGCCAAGCGAGCGAAATAATTAACAGACATACGAGTAGTATCGCCAGGCAAAACCTCGTCAACAAATACAGGTATGAGCTTACCTGAATCAAACGTTGTCTTATAAACATGCGAGCGGTCGAATTTAGTCCTTTTCATGTACATTGCAGGAGCATCGCTAAAGCGATGTCCTCGAACTCTTATTTTTTTTCGAGCCAAAATTTCACCTTCTTCGAAGTGTAAACCTAATAATTAACCTAAAGCAAATTATTCTTAGGTTTCAGATTATTTTTGCGTCACCTACGCCAGTTACATCAAGTAAGTAACTGGCTTCGGTGACGCCTATTTTTGTTCTATTTCATTATTTTGTTCTAAAGTGTTACTTTCGTTTTGTGTATGTTCATTACTAAAAGACTGTTGTGGTTTGTCAAAAGTATCATTGTTATTATACAGGCCTTGTTGTTGGAGGTATTCAAGCGTTGCAGGATCATTCAAATGGTCGATAAAATTCATAGGATCGTGACCGAATTTTGCTCGAACATAAGCGGGTAAACTGTAGAATTCTTCACGAACTCCGGACACAAGCTCAAGCGCTGTACTGTAGTCGCCGGGAAGCGTTGCATCTCCGAAATGCAGGTAAGCGTACTGCGAACTATCGCCGAGGTCAAGAGTCATGATACCTTTCTGACCGTCTGCAAACTTATTTACGATGTAATTGATATCAGTCTCATCTTTCTCGTCCTGAACTGCAAGAGAGGGCATGGTAAACTCAATGCCACAATGGTCATGTTCTTCTACAGGATCATAAGCTGTCTTAAATTTCATAGTTTCACCTCCTTTCGCAAGCGCCTAGACGCGGCGGGCGTGGCGTACAAAAAAAGGGCGATCTCTTGCGAGACCGTCCTTTTTCTGATACGCTCTTTATTAGATTATCATTTGGTAGAATCATTGTCAACGGTCTGCACATATTCTATGGCGCGACCAACCATGATAGGAATACGGGATTCGTCACAATTCTCAACGTAATAGCGACCGTCGCTGTCACCGAGATTGCCAATATAGTAAAGAGAAAAATCTTCAGGATACTTTTTAATAAGCATTTTATCATCGTTAACTATACCTTCAAAAGCTCGCAGAGCAAGCATATCATTGTGGTAAACCTGTGGAGGACTGAACTGTTCAGCCTTAGAATCATAAATGGAATAAAGTCTCAGCGGAACCATCTCCTTTTCTAAACGCAATTAGATACCTACGAAGCATAAGATAAAGCGTAGCTGATATAACATAATAGTCATTATCAAGACGAATAACTCTAGAATCATCAGGCTTAAGCCGGTAAGCGGCATATTTACTGCCATGAAAAGAGTAGTCAAAAGAAATATTACGCTCACAACAGAATTTTTTAACAGCTTCAAATTCACTAATAAGCATCACCTCATTTCTGACTTAATGATAACACAATCACAATACCTTGTCAAGTTTTCTGCCAAGAAAATGTTTATATTTGCCTTCCTGAACGCGGCAACGGTCAACCAAGCGCTCAAAAGTGTTGTTCTCCAAGTTATGAAGCATCTTCTCAATGCGGTTGTTACGAATAAACTCCATCCAGTGAGGATGCGTTTCATCAAATTTCTTATCATAATAACGAGGAGGGCGCATCTTCTTACCGTTGATAACAACATAATCATTGGCATAGCATTCTTCGCCATGATCTTCGAGCCATTTTGCACCTATGCCAGGACGATTAGACGAAACCAGAAATTCAGGAATGCGGCCTTTATAGTGAGAAGAAGCATCTTTACCTGTCTGCTTTTTAACTATGTAGCGAGCGACATAGGCAGCAGCATCAAAACTAAAATCACCAATAAGATGCATACCATATTTCCAAACTTTGGCAAAGCGAGCAGAAGTATAAGTGTTATAGTTATCTGTGCGGAACCGAAAAACTTTGTCATCAAAATCAATATTAAACAAAATATAATGATAATGGGGGCGACCATGAAGTTCACCATATTCACCACAGCCGAGAAAGCGAATACCACTGCCATACTCACGACGAAGATTTTTCATGAAAGTCTGATGAAATTTCTTGCTTAAGCTTTTGTCAAGTGGCAAATGATAATCGTCGAAAGTGCAAGTAACGAAATAAGCAGAAGACGAAGAACGGGCTTCGTGAACAGCACGGACAGCCCACTGTCTACTATTTTCGAGACGACAACCGATGCATTGTTTACAAGAACAACGAATGAAACGACTATCGCTAGCAAGCTCAGGGTGAGAGGCAAGGCTACCGTAAAAACTATAATGTTGTTTTCCATTTTTCGTAATCGCTCCTTCAACTGGGTACATAAGAATAGGATTATAACACACCATATTAATCACCTGTACCGATTGTATCAGGATTAAGTCAGAATGTCAAATCCTAAATCCACCTCGTCCTACTCTTTTAAAATTTCTACGACGAGATCTGGAGGTACGCCGGAAAAGACGACGAGAGCCTTGTTTAGATAAGCGACGCCTTCTCATTTAGCATCCCTCCAAGAACCGAAAAAACGGCTAGTTTTTTTAGAATCATTCTTATTAGCTGGCTCAACAAGTTGAGCAACATCGGATTGAAAATCCGAAGCAACTTTTTTAGCAGTAACAGTATTCAAAGAAGCTTTACCTTTCAGAGCTTCAATTAGATCCACAACCTCCTGAATAAAGGGAACAACAACAGAAACAATAAAAGTCAAAATCATAGTAGTTTTATTAGACATAAAAGTTATCTCCTTCCAAAATAGCGACCTCCGAGAAAGCCTATAACATTTTTGATGCCAGAACCAATGCCAGTAGCGGCAGATTTAGGAACACCTGTAAGACTTTCAATATTTTTATAAAAATCACGTTCCATACCTGCCATTTCAGTTTGAATATTATCAAAAGCAGCGGCAGAATTAGCACGATTAGCAGAAGCAATATTATTCAAAACTCCAGAGCTAAGGTAAGAACCTTGAAGACGAAGGTTTTCAAGCTCCAGATTCATCTTCTCAAGCTCGTAACC